CATTCTATAATAATAAAGTACCGCTAGTATTCTCAGTAATTGAATCAAGTGGTTTAAAGATAGATAAAAAATTATTTGAGAAACATTTCTATGAAAATGAAGAAGATATTGTGTTTACTCAATATAACTATACAACACTAACTACAAGACCATCAAATACATTTAAGAAAGTAAATTATGCAGCCTTAAATAAAGATAATGGTAGTAGGGATTGTTTTATACCAAAAAATGATTATTTTGTAGAAATAGATGTTTCATCTTATCATATACTTCTACTTTGTCAGTTACTTAATTATAACTTTAAAGTAGAAGATATACATGAATATTTTGCATCTGTATATCAAACATCATATGATAAAGCAAAGCAATTAACCTTTCAACAAATATATGGAGGAATAAAACCTGAATACGAACATATTCCATTTTTCCAGAAAGTAAAAAATTATTCTAATAATCTATGGTCAGAATTTAATTCAAAAGGCTATATAGAATGTCCTATATCTAATTATAGATTTTCAAAGAAAGATCATCCGCAAATGAATTCATTAAAATTAATGAATTATTTATTGCAAAATTTGGAAACTTCAAATAATGTTCTTATCTTATATGATATCTTGAAGCTATTGCGAGGAAAACAAACTAAGGTAGTTTTATATACTTACGATAGTATATTATTAGATGTAGATAAAAAAGAAGAAGAAATAGTAGATAAAATTAAAGAAGTTTTTCGTATATTTAATCTTAAAATAAAATGTAAAAATGGTAAAAATTATGGTAATCTTATAAAATGTTAAAGTTATGGAGGAGAATTTAGTTATGGAGCCGCAAGTTGATATTTATAATCGATACGATTATGATAAAATCAACAGCGAAATAGACGTGAATAATAAATTATTTTGTACATTCGTTACTCTGGAGGAGTTAGAGGATAGATTAAAAAGTATAACCACAGAGTACGAAATCAAGTATAACAAGTTATTTGTACTATCTGTAGAAGATAGCGAAGAGTATGTTATTACTTACAATGTAGAAAACGCTAATGTTAGCGCTATCCCCTATAATACTATTTTAGTGCATCGAAAAAAGCATACAAATACTTTGTATACGATTAATGCATTAAATGAATTGATTAAAAAATTAAATGGTGGAGTAGTTGATACTAAATTTCCTATTGAATGGAACCACTATAGAAATACCATCATGCTAACTCAACAGGGTGGTTTAAAAATGTTAAAGACAAAAATATATCAAATAATCGAGTTATAATAAATTGTTTCATCTTAAAAAGTTTTAAAAATGGATTTAAACGCAATTCGTCAGAAACTGCAGTCTATGCAGAATCAAGGTAATGGTCAAGCCAATAATAATAATCGACCAAATTATTTCTGGAAACCTTCTGAAGGTAATTCCAAAGTTAGGATTCTTCCATCAGCATTTAATGCTGCATCACCATTCTCAGAAATGAAAATGTATTATGGTATTGGATCAAAGATGATGGTATCTCCACTAAACTGGGGAGAAAAAGATCCTATTGCTGAATTTGTAAAGCAGCTTCGTCAATCTAATAATTCTGAACATTGGAGATTAGCTAAAACTTTAGATCCTAAAGTACGTATCTATGCTCCAGTAATTGTTCGAGGAGAAGAAAATGAAGGTGTTAAGCTATGGGGATTCGGTAAAATGGTATATGAATCTCTTCTACAATTAATTTTAGATGAAGAAGTAGGCGATTATACTGATGCATACAATGGTCGTGATATTAAAATTAATGTAGTACGTGATCCTGCAGGAGGATATCCTAAAACTACTGTACAACCTTCTATGAATCAGTCATCTATTCACGAAGATGCTAAATTAGCGGAGGAGTTTTTACGTACTCAACCTAACCCACTAGAAGTATTTAAACCACTTCCATTTGATACTATGAAGTTAAATCTTCAGAATTATATTAATCCGGACGGAGGAGATACCGAATCTGATACAGTAGCTACTCCAAGCAATGTAACTACTACAGCTCCATCAGCTTTTCCTCCACCACCAGCTTCTAATCATTCAGAACCACCTGCTGCAAAGAAAAGTAAAGCAGATATGTTTGATGATCTTTTCGAAGAAGAACCAGGTAATAAGAAAGAGGAATCTCCGTTTTAATTAATAATAGTATTTTATGGCAAAAAGTAAAAAGTCTTTGTCCGAGGCCGTGTCTTCGGAAATCAAGTCGAAATTTGATTTAGGTAAGTTTAAACAAAAGAAGGGATTAGCAGGAAATGTAAAGTTCAAAGAACAACAATGGATTCCTCTATCTGATGCTTACCAAGATATATTATCAGTACCAGGTATTCCAATGGGACATATCGTTCTACTAAGAGGACATTCCGATACTGGTAAAACTACAGCCTTACTAGAAGCTGCTGTATCAGCTCAAAAGCGAGGCATACTTCCTGTTATTATAGTAACAGAAATGAAATGGAACTGGGAACATGCAATACAGATGGGGTTAGAGGTAGATACTGAAGTAGATCAAGAAACTGGTGAAGTAGTTGGTTACTCTGGAAACTTTATCTACGTTGATAGAGAAACTCTAAATACAATAGAAGATGTAGCTGCATTCATTATGGATATTATCGATGAGCAATCTAATGGTAACTTACCTTATGATCTTCTTTTCCTATGGGATTCTATCGGAAGTATTCCTTGTGATTTATCAGTACGTTCTAATAAGAATAATAATGAATGGAATGCAGGAGCAATGTCTACTCAATTTGCTAATAATGTAAATCAGAAGATTGTTCTATCTCGTAAAGAATCTTCTAAGTTTACTAATACTTTAGTTTGTATTAATAAGGTATGGGCTATGAAGCCGGAATCACCAATGGGTCAACCTAAGCTTATGAATAAAGGAGGTTATTCGATGTGGTATGATGCTACATTTGTAGTTACTTTCGGCAATATTATGTCTGCAGGTACCTCTAAGATTAAAGCAATTAAAGATGGTAAGCAAGTAGAATTTGCTAAACGTGTAAATGTTCAGGTAGAGAAAAACCATATTAATGGTGTAACTACAAGAGGAAGAATTATTATGACTCCTCATGGATTTATTAAAGATACTCCTACAGCTTTAAATAACTATAAAAAAGCTAGAGCTCAAGAATGGTCTGATATTATGGGTGGTTCTACTTTTAATATAGTAGAAGAAGAGCATGATCTAACTGATATCTCAACTTACACTCAAGAACCCTGAATAACATGGAATACCTGGATATCTTAAATAACATTAACGAAAAGGATCAAGAGATTAAATTAAAACCTCATGATAGAGTTTTAATTATTGATGGCTTGAACTTATTCTTTCGTAACTTTGCAACTATTAACTTAACTAATAATAATGGAGCACATATTGGAGGTCTAGGAGGCTTTCTAAGATCAATGGGTACTTTGATTAATAAAGTACAACCAACTTCAATATATGTTATTTTTGATGGTAAAGGTTCTACTGTAAATAGAAAGAATATAAATCCTGATTATAAAGCAAACAGAAACATTAATAGGATTACTAATTGGGATTCATTTGATTCTTTAGAGGATGAGCATGAGTCTAAATTAGATCAACTACAAAGATTAGTTCAATATCTTAAATTATTGCCGATAAAAATATTATCTTTTGATAAAGCAGAAGCTGATGATATTATATCAGTACTTTGCAAGCAATTATCATACGATAAGAATAAATTATTTATAGTATCTTCAGATAAAGATTTTTTACAATTGGTAGATGATCATATTGTAGTATATCGACCTACAGAGAAGAAGTTTTATACTTACGATGATGTAGAAAATTCATTTAATATTAAGCCGGAAAACTTTTTATTATATAAATGCTTACTCGGAGATAATTCTGATAACGTAAAAGGTATAAAAGGTCTCGGTAAAAAAACTTTAGCAAAGAGATTACCTGAATTAACTAATGAAGAAATACATTTAGGTAAACTACATAGTATATGTGAAGAGAAATTAACTACTAATATCTCATATGCCAGAATTTTAGATGATTTTGATACTATAGAAAAGAATTATAAGATAATGAATCTTAAAGATCCCATGGTTACAGAACAACAGATTCAAGGAGTAAAAGAAATAATTGCACATAAAGAATTAAATTATTACCCTGATGAGTTTGAAAGTTTGCATAATGTTGATAAATTAGGTAATCTGATTAGGAATCCGCAACATTGGTTTAATCAGTATTTTAATCAAATTTATAAAATTAGCAAACAGTGACATTATCAAGTTTAAACGCATATGGAAAAGCTTTTCAGATAAAAGTAATTTCATCATTATTAACACATAAAAAATTCTTAGTAAATATCTTTGACGTTTTAATCGAAGATTATTTTGATAGCGATGCTAGTAAGTGGGTAATTAAACAAATTGTTTCTTATTATGAAAAATACCATACTACACCAACTATGGATGTACTAAAGGTAGAACTAAATAAGTTAGAAAATGATGTATTAAAATTAGCAGTAAAAGAATTACTAAGAGAAGCATACAAAGCATCTGATGAAGATTTAGAATTCGTTCAAGAAGAGTTTTCTAAGTTTTGTCAGAATCAACAACTTAAAGCTGCATTATTAGAATCAGTTGACTTACTTAAAACAGGAGATTATGAATCTATTCAGTTCCGGATTAAGAAAGCAATGGAAGCTGGTGGGGATAAGAACGTTGGTCATGAATATAATATTGATGTAGAATCTCGATATAGAGAAGATAATAGAACAGTAGTACCAACTCCATGGCCAGTATTTAATGATTTATTACAAGGTGGATTAGGTAATGGCGACTTTGGATTAATCTTTGGTAATCCTGGTGGAGGTAAATCTTGGCTATTAGTTGCTTTAGGAGCTTATGCAGTAAAAGCAGGATATAATGTTCTTCATTATACTTTAGAATTAGGGGAAGGATATGTAGGAAAAAGATATGATGCTAGTTTAACTGGTATAAATGTATCTGAAATTAGCTCTAAAGAAAATGTAGCAAAAGTAACTGAAGAAGTAAACCAATTACCAGGAAAATTAATTATAAAAGAATACTCACCTGGGATTGCTACTATTGATACTGTAAGAGCTCATATAGAAAAAGTAAAAAACCTCGGCACTGAACCTGACCTAATAATTATCGACTATGCTGACCTAATGGGGAGCAGAAAAAAAAGCAAAGAACGAAAAGATAGTATAGATGATATTTATCTTAATACCAAGGGACTTGCAAGGGAACTAAACCTACCAATTTGGTCAGTTTCTCAAGTTAATCGAGCTGGTGCGAAGGATGACATAATTGAAGGAGACAAAGCTGCTGGATCATATGATAAGATAATGATTACAGACTTTGCCCTATCTTTGTCACGAAAAAGAGAAGATAAAGTAAATGGAACGGGTCGATTTCATTTGATTAAAAATCGATATGGAATGGATGGAATGACCTATGGGGTGAAAGCGGACACCAATGTGGGTAGATTTGAGGTATTCGATTATGATGAAGACCAATTTCTAACACCACAAATCCAACCGACAAGGAACGGAGAACTTGACAGTTATGATAAGAAACTATTAGCTAACGAATTTTTTAAACTTAAAACCAATGGGAATATTCCAACCTAGACCATTCTACAAACCATTTGAATACGGAGAAATAACGAATCCATTAATTGATGCAATGTGGGCATCACACTGGACTGTTAATGAATTTAATTTTACTAAAGATATACAAGATTTTAATACTAATTTAACTGAAAAAGAAAGACAAGTAGTAAAGCGTGCTCTACTCATGATCTCTCAAGTAGAAGTATCAGTTAAAAGTTATTGGTCTAATGTTGGAAAACTTATACCTAAGCCAGAAATCTCAGAAATGGGATCAGTATTTGGTGGAGTAGAAGTTATACACTCAAGAGCTTACTCTGAAATTTTAACTAAGTTAGGATTAAATGATGAGTTTAGTACTTTGCTAGATACTGAAATTGTACAAAATAGAGTTAAGTATTTAACAAAATATAATGAAAAAAATTATGTAGATGATAGAAAAAATATCTATTATTCGTTAGCGTTATTTTCTTTATTTACTGAAAACGTATCTTTATTTTCTCAGTTTTATACTATTTTAGGATTTAACAGATATTATAATGTATTAAAAGATACTGCAAATGTTGTACAATATACATCAAAAGAAGAAAACTTACATGCAGCAGGTGGGATCGCTATACTTAATAAAATCAGAGAAGAATATCCTGAAGTAGTTGATTATGCTATGGAGCTTAAAATATATGAAGAAGCTAAAGAAGCGTATGATGCTGAATTAAGACTTATTGAATGGATATTAGATGGCTATGAAAATGAATTCTTATCTTATGATATATTAAAAACATATTTAGGAATTAGAATGAATGACTCGTTAGAAAAGATAGGATTTGATAAAATGTTTGATGTAGATGAGAATGTAGCTGAAAAAACGTTATGGATGGAAGAGGAAATATATGTTCCTGCCTTAACTGATTTCTTTCATAAGAAACCTATTGATTATCAAAAAGCTATGAAAAGCTTTGATGCAGGTGAATTATTTTAATTTGTAAAACGTAGGAATGTATTGGTTAAATAAACAGTCTAGGACTTTCTTGGAAAG